GATTAGATAATCTTCAGCGCATTAGTCAATCAAAAAATGTCCTTAAAGGAGATAGACACAAATAACCAAAAGAGAAATGAGAGAGATACTACTTCAGATGTATGAGAAGCTATGGGAAGCCGACAAAGACAAGTTCGCTTGGAATGTGATTCTAAAGGAGACACTTGAGAAATTAGAAAAGAAATGAAAGAGATAGTAATAATCACTTTGCTTGTAAGTGTGCTGTTTATGTACCTCACTAATAAAGGAAAGAAATGAGAAAAGGATGGCACATAATGATGTAATGAAAGACACGCTCATAGACTTAATGAACCGAGACTTAACCGATAATGGAACAGAGAGTGATTGATTGGATTATTTGTATTGTTTTAGTTGTAGCCTGGAACGGTTACTTGTATTGGAAAATGAAGAAAGAGCAATGATCAGCAAGGGTATACCGGATTGGTTAAAGAAACAGACTTGGGATTTTCTCCAGGAGAACAACATGGGGCAACGCCATATGTCTAACGGAACAAAGGCACAGCAATACACTGGCTTACTGGGAGAAAATATGCTGCGATTGATCATAGGTCTACAGCCTAAATTTGTGCCTGGTTACGATCATGGATATGACCTGGAGATGAACGGGGTAAAAGTAGATGTCAAAACAATGGGTAGAACTGTAGATCCTAAACCTACATACGTCAATAACTTTATTGCTTTTCAAAAAGATTTAGATGCCCAGGTTTATGTATTTTGCTCCATCAATAAATCAACCAACGTGTTCTTTGTTTGTGGTGTTATGTCTAAAGAGGAACTGTTAGATCAAGGCAGCTTTTTTCCATTAGGAGCGTTGAGATACCGGGATGACAAAACCACAATGAGAATGAAAGCTCCAACATACGAGATACAAAACCATTTACTAATTCAAATCAAAGATCCAGTGGAAATCTGGTCTTACACATTTTACCATGAGCCAAGTTTTTTGGAACGATGACAAACAGCTACAAGAGTGGCAAGAAGAAATATTAAAAAGAGAGATATATGACAAGAGAAGAGCAAATCAGATTAGTAGGCCAGGAGGTGATAGATCTGTTAGTGGAAAAGAACAAGGCGTACGGAAATAGTGCTTTAGAACCGGCAAACATATTTGCAAAAGGAAGTGCGGTAGAGAATTTATGCAGTAGGATTGATGACAAGCTGATGCGTATCAAAAACCGTGGCATCAACGACAGCACAGAAGACACCGTCAAAGACCTTATTGGTTACTTAATTTTACTTAAAATCGCCTTACATGAATCTACTGGACAAAAAGATAACGCTATTTCAAACAATATATCAGAAGGAAGAACCGATCATTCGGACAGTTGGACTCGCACTACAACGTATCCAGAAAGGGAAGAGCAGATCTATTATTGAGGACGTACGAGCTGGACGTTCAGATAAAACTAAACTACCAGTTGTATGTTGGTCAGGACAATTTGCCAGGAGAGCTGATGATGCACTCATGGAGCATAATGGTCTTACGATCCTGGATTTTGATAAGCTTGAAGATACACTCCAGGTAAAGAGACAGCTTGCAGAAGATAAATACATTGCTGCAATTTGGGTATCGCCAAGTGGTAATGGTCTTAAAGCTATTGTCCCATTAAAGTTCCCAGACAAGCATCGTGATCAATTCAATGCTTTAATAAACTACTTCAACAAAAACTACGGCCTCAACCTGGATGTCTCCGGTAAGAATGAGTCCAGAGCTTGCTTTGAATCGTATGATCCAGAGCTGGTAATTAACCTGGATGCTGAACCCTATGCTGGTGTATTGATTGATCAGGTAGAAAAGCAAAAGATTAATGCCCTGGACAAAGGGACGGATTACCGTAAGCTGAATATTGCAGCTCGTATTATTCGCCTGGCAGAAGATGGGGAAAAGCACCATGCGTTACTAAAGGCTGCAACATTGGTAGGAGGATACATCGCAGCCGGTAAGATAGAAGAAGAAGAGGCATACAGAGTGTTGCTTCGTGAGATCAGCAAGAAAGATATTGAGTCGCTGGAGAATGCCAAAGTAACAATCCAGGACGGTATATCACACGGTAAGAACCTACCAATACGAGAGGTCATTGAGAAAGAGAGTGATGCCATGAAATCCATAGAGCTGGATGAAATGGATCTGTCCTTTATCAGTTCTGATGACGATGATTACCACTACATGGTAGAGTTTGCAGAAGGAAGAATACCAGAAGGACTAAAGACTGGTAATGAGAATATCGATAAGCACTTCAGATTTAAGAAAGAGATGTTCATCGGCATGGGCCATAGCAACGTTGGTAAGACCACCTTTATGCTCTACTTGATGATAGTGGCGAGTGCAAAGCACGGTTGGAAATGGTTGGTCTACTCCAGTGAGAATAAAACAGCAATGGTAAAAGTGCGACTGATGGAGTTCTATCTTGATCGTCCACTTACTGCAATGCAGCCAGGAGAGAGAAAAGAAGCATACAAGTGGGTGAGTAAACACTTTACGCTGATCTCAAATCATGAGGTGTACAGTTATACTGACCTGATCCTGATGGCAAAGAAAACTATGCAAACCAAAAAGATTGACGGCATCTTCATTGATCCATACAACAGTCTCAAGGTCAGCGCATCCGGTAACGGAATTATAAGCACACACGATTATCATTACCAGGCACTACGTGAGTTATTAACATTTAGTGTAGCCAAAGACATTGCCGTGTGGATTAATATGCACGCAATGACTGAAGCCCAGCGTAGAAAAGGACCAGATGGGTTACCAACTGCACCGTACGCTGAAGATACAGAAGGTGGTGGTAAGAATGTGAATGTTGCAGATTGCGTTGCCACCATCCATAGAAAGATCCAAGCCCCAACACCAGAGGAAAGAAGGATGGTTGAATTCCATATGCGTAAGGTGCGTACAACAGAATTAGGTGGATCACCAACAAGCCTGGACAGCCCAATGCTTTTTAGGATGAATAGTGACAGCACTGGATTCAGATGTCTCAATGGTCCAGACATTTACGATCCAATTGATCATGGTACACCTATTACTCAAGTGTCAATAAGTTCTACATACGACATAGCTTTTTAACAGTTTTGTTTATTTAACTTTGAGCATGGCTGGTAAGAAAAGAGGCGCAGTAAACAGTAAGAAAAAGACTATCGATGGCATCACGTTTGCCAGTGGACTTGAAGCATATTGTTATGGCAAGCTGAAAGAATCTGGATACGATTTTACTTACGAAGGCAAGACGTTTGAACTGCTACCTGGATCAAAGTACGAAGGAGTCTATTACAAGAGCGTACCAAAGTCAAAAGCAATGCAAAGCTACCAGGCTAAAAAGGTTCACCCTTTGAAGTACACACCGGATTTTTTCAGCTCCAAGCACAAGTTTGTTATTGAAACAAAAGGCTTTGTTCCCAGTCAACACACCTTTCCAATGCGTTGGAAATTGTTTCTGCATCACCTTAATGAGAACGGCATGGGAGATTATCAGCTGTTCCTACCACGTAACCAGGAACAAGTGAACGCTGTAATGCAAATCCTTAACCAGTCATGACTCAACAACAACTGTCCGATCTTTACTTTAAAGCCACATCACGAGTGGTTGATGTAAGCCAGGCACTATACGAAAAGCTACACACCATAAAAGGACACCCTCAAACAGACGAGGAGATGGTCCGAAAAACAATAACGGATTCCATCAAAGAGATCCGCAGTGAATTAGATTTAATTAAAACAGCAGTAGCAGAGAACAATGAACATTATTCTGGTAAGTAATTGGCAAGGGATTAACTACCACAGACTGGTAATACCTATTGGCAAGATTGCAACAAACGGACTCGCTCCGGTACACATCATTGATGATGTAATGGATCTCTTACATATGGACCTATCCAAGGTCGATAGATTTATATTTAGTAGACACTTACAGCTGACTCCTGAAGGATACCAAACCATAGGTATGCTGCTCCAGGAGAACGACATCAAGGTCATTGTAGATGTTGATGACTATTGGGTGCTGCCTACAGATAACCCAGCGTACGAAGCATACGAGCAGAATCACAACATAAAGCACAGCATTCGTAGAGCTATAGAGAATGCAATTAAGATTGCTGATCACCTCTGGACACCAAACAAGCTGATCTATAAGCAAGCAAAGAAGATAAACCCAAAGCTTACATACACACTCATTCCAAATGCTATTGATCCAGACGAAGGATCGTGGAGCATGAACAAGAACTTTGGATCAGGAGTACGGTTTGGATACACCGGTGCAAAGGGGCATACAAAGGATGTTAAGAAGATGGGTGTTGACTGGAGTAAACACTACACCTACACAACAAACATTGAAGGGTACGATAAGCTACTGCACGCTGACGATGTATCAGTGCCGTTAAGTCTACACAACTATGGTAAGCTGTACGAAAACTTCAACGTCTCACTTGCACCGCTTCAATCCGGACTGTTTCATAAATGCAAGAGTAACCTCAAAGCAATTGAAGCTGGCTTTACTGGATGTGCATTGATCGCATCAAACACAACACCCTACAAAGAGCTGATCGTACACGGTGACAATGGATTGCTGTGCAACTCATTCCCTGAATGGAATGAAGCAGTAAACAGCATGACGGTAAAGGAAGCCAAACGCCTGGCCGATAACCTCTACGAGACAGTACGAGAAGAATACCACATTGACAATACAATTAAATTGAGAGCAAATGAGTTACAGTAACAATGCAGATCACAAGCTGCTGATCGATGAGGTGCTACATAGATGCGCCAAGATGTACCAAAACCTGGGTTCAGATAGCGGTAAAACAGCCTACAAACAAGCCAGGATTGAAGAGCGTAAACTATTACGAGCAGTGCGTGATCTTGATCCAGACAAAATAGATCGCCTCCTGGTAAACACTGACAAGTGAGAGTCCTCAAAGACACCAAGCGCAAAGCACTCCTGATGATTGAACAGCACGGTAAGTACGCACAAGTACAAGCAATCCAATGCCTACAATATGCCAGGTATGATCGCTGGGAAGAAGAGTACTGGGAGGAAGTGTTGCAAGCCATAAAATATGAACAAGGATTATAGATCATACATAGGGGCAATGGGTGAACACTTAATTGTTGCAGACCTATTGCGACACGGATTTCAGCCCCATATGCCGGTGACTCATAATTGCCCCTATGATATCCTTGTAACCAAAGGCACAATGCGATTTAGAGTCCAGGTGAAATACAGAACAACATACAAAGGCAAGGTCGAGCTTACAATGAGAAGACAAGTAATAGGTGGGTATGTACCCTATGATAACGACTACGACATCATAGCCATAGTTACCGACTACAATAAGATAGCTTACTTAACAAAGTATGAGATCAAAAAAACAGTTGTACTGCGTATAACCAAAGCAAAGAACAACCAAGTAAAAGGAGTAAAACAGTTTAATAAATACCAATGTATCAATGCAGCAATCATTAGAGCGAGAGATCAAAGCAATTCACGCCTGGGCAAAACAAGCACCAGGAACACAAAAGACAGTTGATGGAGATCAACCAAACATCGACTACACACTGGTGGTAGATCAAATCAAATTAGCAGTGGTAATCACCACAAAGCAAGGAGTAATAACAGCACGGGAGCTTGCCATACTTGACAACTACAAGAGTGGTGGGATATGGAAGTTTGCCTACATCTTACACATTACCCAGGACAAAGTACAATACCAGGAGCTGGCACAATTCCAAGGGACAGTACAAGGCAACACCATAACACCTGGGCTGAATACATTTAAATCAATTGCCGCATGAACAACATTAAAGAATTAATCATTGAGCATTACGGTGATCACGTTGATGATGCACCACTCTTCGCTGATGGGTTTGATGATGCCATCATTGGTATCTGCCCAACATCATTCCGGGTGATCTATAGCCGTAACAAATGCATCAACATACTGATCAAGGAAGGTGATTCCTGGGAAGATGCAGTGGACTATTTAGAGTATAATACGTTTAATGCTTACGTTGGAGAGTACACACCAGTTTGGGTGGAAGACTTTGCGTGGGATGATGAGCCAGAACAATGACATACGATCAAGTAAGAAATAGAATCAGATCGCTGGAACTCCACATAAACTATGGGGTTGGCACACTTGATGAACTGGAAGATGCTCAAGTGCAATTGGATATGCTACTGGATATACTGGATGACATGAACCAGGAGTAATGAGTGTATTGGATTGTATGGGGTTAGGAGTGTAAGAGATATAGGGTGGGATTGTTAGCTCATTGTGTAGAGCTGACCTCCGGCCACGATCCGTTGCCGATCCAGGTCTGGTGGGGTAGGGGAGGGGCTACTGTTCCAAGCCCTACGAAAACCACTATTTAACATAATGTATATTATAACCTTTTTCCTTGCAGTTATTACCAGGGGTTCGAGAGGGTAGGTTCGGGAAGATCCGGGTGCGTATAAGCCCAGAAAAAAGCTGAAAGTTTCCAGGGATTTGGAAATGGATCGATGGGGGTGGGGTTTCGGGATCGGTTTCGGTTTTGGTTTCGCACCAGTCGGTAACGTATATAATCCCCACTATCTATATAACTCACCAAAAATGACGATTCTAAACACATCTGTAAATCAACAAAAAAAACAAGGGGAGTCGTACCCTACTGTTATACAATGCTTTGCAGTGTGTTGGTTAAATGATTGGTATAGCTTGACAATATAGAAAATAGGCTGTAACTTCGCTTGCGTATCGCATCTTGCGGTGTTGTGCTGGAGCTACACCACTTCAATACTCACGCCCGACAAAGATGATAGCTATGTTGGCTGTAAGATAGGCAAGCTGTATTTATATGAAAGCGGTTAGAGAAAAGGATGTACAACAGAAAGGGTATAGTGACGGCAGTCCATACCGTAGGAGAAAACACATTGTGATCAAGGGTGATACCATTGACATGAGTAAGACTGGTATAAGCTTACGTTTGATTCCTGACGTTGGTGATGAGAAGGTTGCAGAACCTTACAGTGGCATCCACAAGTTCCCTGGGGCGAGCCAGGTTAAAGAAATCCCTATTGGATAGATCTGTATCTTTGTATTATGCGTGCAAAGAAGTCCACAAAGTATTACCAGGAGAATCCTGAAGCCAGGAAAAAGAAGAATGAGTACAATAAGAAGTACCACTCTACTCCTTCCAGGAGAGCGTATCGTGCGGAGCTGAATCAGAAGAACCGTGAAGCTGGTACATATGGTAATGGAGACGGTAAGGATTACGATCACACCGAAGGCAAATTCATGTCAGCATCTAAAAACCGAGCCAAGGATCGCCCGGTAAAGAAAGCACAAAACGGAATGTACTTACCACCGAAGATTAGATCCATGCAAGAGGATTATATTAATCCAGGTGGGATGATCCAGGAATCAACTGTAACAGCTCCTATATATAAAGGGCCGGTTACTGCATCTATTCTTTATAACTATGATCGTGCTGTTGGAGGTTCTGGTGCTGTTCATGCGTTAAAGAATTTCGATCCAATTTTTGATTTGGTTGGTGGATTGGGAATAAAGGTTGCTGCTAAAAGCGCACCTAAAGCATTTGAGTTAAGCAAGAGCGCATTAAACTACGTTAAGCAAAACCCTACCTTTATAGGTAAACACTTCGGTAAAATAATTGGTATTGCACAAGTAGCAGACAATATAAACGATATAAAAGAACTCAACGAATGAAAAACAAATACCAAGGCGGTGGAATTCTTGGCGGTATTAAAAAAACGCAAGAGAAAGCCAAAGAGCGTAAGCAATTCAAAAAAGACGTAAAGTCTGGTAGTATGCAAAAGATTGCAGAAACTACAAATGGTGATGCCGCTCAAAGATCAGCCGATAGAAACGGTGGTATTGTGAAGTACAAGAAAGGCACGTACACTGTTTATAAGAAAATGCAAGGCGGTGGCATGATCAAGCGTGCTGATGGAAGTTACAGCCAGAGAGGTTTGTGGGATAACATCCGTGCAAACAAAGGATCAGGTAAAAAGCCAACCAAACAAATGTTAAAGCAAGAAGCTAAAATCAAAAAAGATGAAAGCAAAAAGAAAGGAGCATAAGTCT